ACCGACTAATGCGCCGCCTCCAGTCTGTACTGCGCCAGCAGTCAGAGCGAAGGTAGACACAAGGCCGTCAGCGTCAATAGCGACGCCAGCCGCAGCAGTCTTAAGACCGACGTCTAAGCCGGTGTTAGCCGTAGGGCCAACAACAACTGCGCCAGTCGTAGTGATTGCTGAGATGATTCGAGCACCAGCAGGGATAACAGCTTCTTTACCCGTGAGGGTTCCGGCTGCTGCATCTGCATGGTTACTAAAATCAATTTGCATCTCAACCTGCTTAACTCGACCCACAGTGTGGACGATAGCTGGTTCAGAGTTTACAGTGTCTCGCGAAGCGAAACCGACGATTAGACCATCACTATTGGTCCATGTATTTCCACGTGCCATAATTTATATCTCCTAATCGTTGAAGTTCGTGCTTGTTGCAATCGTAACAAGGCTCTCGGGGCGGTACAGGTTAAGACCGAATCGAGCAGAGAACTGATGGTATTCAGTTTCTACGTCATCGTCTTTCCAGCTTACGATCCGAGGCATCCGACGCCATGCACCGATAAACGGCTTGGCATCTTCTTCGCCCATGCTGAAGAACAAGTTAAACTTATCACCAATCTCGACGTTATCCGCGGTGCCAGCATAAGTCGCCAGAGCCTCTTGTGCCGTAGCAGTATCAAGATAATCAGAGACGTATACGTCAAATCCGAAGATAGTGTTCAAGAAGCGTACGCCATCACCAGCAGGTGAGACGCCATCAATTCCGCCCCAACGAGGACCGTTGGTATTGGAAGTCAATGTGCTATTGATATTGGTGTTGAATTCGAAAGTCGGGTCAACTACGGCGACGAGGCCGGACAGTGGTACCTTAGCTTTCTGAAGCGCGTAACGTGCGTATGCAAAGTCATTCTGAGACATGGTGCGAACAGAAGTCGTACCTGCGCCAGATGCTACAATACGGTGGCTAGCACCATTGATAGCGTTAACATTACCAGAAGTCTGCACGCGATGCAGCTTCAACACTTGAGTTTCGTAGTACTCATCAAAGGCGCGTTTCATCTTGCGAGGAGCTGAAGATACAGCTGCACTTGCGAGGAAATCGTCCTCAAGGAATTTGTCCGTGAAAGAAACTTTCAGACCAACATGTTCGTTGATGTTAAATACGAATTGACCAGTATCCATGCGGCGCTCAGGAAGAGCTACGCTTTCAGACATTTGATCAATTACCAACTCACCAAGTGAGCTGATGCGATAGTTATCGCCATCACCGAAGTCGTTGATTTGTCGAACCATACCTTGCATGAAGGTTTGGTCCTGGAACATTTCCTTGATTTGACCAGTAAATACTTCGTTACGTTTGAGGTGGGTTGAACCCCAAACTGAGTCCATTGTAGACATTATAGTATCCTATGTAAAATCAATTTAATTATTTATCAGGAAAGAGATCACGACGATACTGTGCTTGAGTTTCTACCGACCAATATTTGTTCGGGTTCTCTCTGCGTAGTTTCGTGTAGTAAGCTTGGTCTCGGACCTCGCCTACCTGTGAGTTCATTCCTCGTTGCCCTACATCCCCAGTACCGGTAGAGCTTCCGGCTTTATTAGTAGAAGAGTTTCGTTGGGGTACGAACAGCTCTAGAAAAGCTTTCGGGTTTTGTTTCGCCATAACTGAAGCATCCTCAATAGAGATGTCCAGCTCTCGTGCTTTCTCCTGAACTTTTACGTCAGCAGTTTTCCAATCGCCGAATTCCTTTGTCAGCGCGTCAGTTACGGTGGCCCAATTGCTATCTTGTTTAGCAGCTGTTTGGTGTTGCCCCAGGACTTCTTCTACTACCTGGGCGACATCAGTGCGGTCTACACCTGTGGGTGCTTGACCGTCACCTTGGTTGGCAATCCTTGCCAAAGCGTCATCAAGTTTAGTTGCATTTGAAAGACCATCTTCAAGCTCGACAACTTTGTCTCGTGCTTCTTTGTTCTCTCTTTCCAGTCGTTCGATGTGGGCTTGTGCCGCCTCATCTCGTTTCCGTAATGCCTCGTATTCTTGAGGATCTATTCCTTGGGAACCAGGGTGGGCATTTGTCATACCTTCTTCGTTCGATCCAAAGTTCTTTCCTTCATCTTGTCCAGCTTGATCGTCTCTGGACGTACCGAATGTATCAGTCATTTTATATCCTTGTTACTTCTACAGTGCGTCGCATAGCTGATCTATAGCCTGCATACCATGCCTGTAGGTACTGCCAGTTGGGAACCTCAAAACCTTTCGGGCTGTCAATCAGGTCTGACTGACGTTTGACTTCTCGTCTAGCATCTTCGTTAATTACCGTGAGTACTCTCTTAGCTCTTATATAGCTACGAGCGAACTCTTCCTTTTCCTCTTGGGACCTAAACTTGCGGAGCAATATCTCCGACGGCTGGCCCTTGTTGACTTCCTGCATCCAAATCTCCTGCTGTGTCTGTTTGCGATTCAAGTGCAGCTTGGTCTTCTGCTACCTGCATCCGGCGTTGTGCCTCCAGACGTTCCTCAATCCTTGCGTATGGTTGTACTAGCTCGCGTGCTCCGCCTGCCAGGTCCATCCATTCTTTATATAGTTCGGCCAGTCCGAGTGAACTGAAGTGCTGTGCAACCTCAGGATCCTGGAGTGGGCCACCTTGCAATGACTGCAAGTTTTGAACCAGTTGGGCCTCACGAGCGAAGTGCCGTGCGCCTACCGGTATCAGACGACCATTGCTGGTGATATCTGACTTCGTTATCTTCTTGAACTCACTAGCGCCTGTGTCATCGTCGATGATCTCAACCATGTCGGCCCCATCGAGGTTCCGTACAGATACTTCTAGTTCAGCGTTCACTAGATCTTCCAAGAACTCCTGGAAGATGTTGACCTTGTGTTGGAAGCTTCTTGCTGCGGCATTGGTCAATCCTTGGAATTCGCCAAGTGTTTTCTCACCTGGAGTCCTGAAGCCAAGTGCCTCCCTAGGAGACAGCGCGAACATTTCCATCGCTTCGGTCAGTTCCCTGATCTGTAGATCGGCGTTTAAGACGGTCGTATCAGGACGCAGATACTGGACTGAACCATTCTCTGCGATGTAGTAGTGCTTAGCACCACCTACTTGAGCTATATCCTCAACGTCTCCAGCGAAGACGATATCCGGATCTAGCATCTGGTCGAACGCATCGGCTCGTGCATTCTCCAAGTGGTCTACACGATACTGCATACCGACAAGGTTATCGAGAGGGCCTTGGCCCCACAGGTTATCAGATCGCTGTCTCCACGGAACGTGGTAGATATGCGGCTTGCCTGTCCATGTGTCTATCTCACGATCAACCGCAGTTTCCCAACGGTCTACAACTACGATCTCACGATCACGTTGATATTCAAACTCGCCATCTGTCGCGCCCCAGTGAATGTCACCGTAGAACGATAGCACTTCTACTAGTCCGGAATCAAAGTACTGGCTTGCTGTACCAAATCCATCGAACTGGAGCATTAAGTCTTTGTCGATATCACCTTGGTTAAACTGGCGGATAGCCCCGCGGTGGGAGGTAGCAATGCGGTGAACTTCAGCCCACTTCTCATTACCTGGGTTGTCTTCCATTAGTCTTGTTAGTTCAGCTAACGTATACAAGTCCCGAGTGATCTTAGGGGCTTGGCGGAAGCTGGAAGCTAATGGGTTGAATACTATATCACGTGGGTCACGTCGATTGATCTTAGGCCCTACATACGACAAGGTTACTTGTCCTGTAAGAGGATCAACTGAGTACTCACGGATGTATTCAACTTCAGCGAAAGCGTTACCATAGATAACCCAATCACTTTCTAGTTGTCGCATTACGTTACGGAAGTTAGAAGCACGGACTGCGTGTTTCGTATTCATGTACGCTTCGACAATCTGACGTTTGCGGGCGTTAGCTGCGTCGGTATCGTTACCTTTCCAGCGTAGCCATCTGTCATTAGGGAACAGTGCTGCGTCGTAGTTAATCGTTAAGGTGTCGTAGAGGTTAGCCATCTTAGGCCGGTGGGTCGTGTTAGACCAGTCCGCTACTTCTTCGTTAGTCGTTTCTTTGGTTGACGTAGCCCAAACGTATCGTTGGAGTTCATCCCAACGATCCATGATCTCTCGACGGTTACCGTTCCATCGAATCCATGTAGTGTTTATCTGTGCTGCTTTGATGTCCTGTGCGCCAAAGGCAGACTGGAAGATATCTAATCCGTTACCTGCACTCATGCTACTCTGCTCCTGCGTCCACCGAAGCGGCTATTGTATGTGGTGTTTATATCCATAACTCTTACGTTTGATGCGTATGCTCTCTTGCCAGGGGCCTTAGCGCTGACTACAGCTGAAACAAAAGCATCTGATAAGTCATCATGCTTAGGTCTGTCAAGGACTATCTGGTCCTCGAACTCTGCTATCAACCCACCTTTGAAATGCCAGATTCGCTGGTCAGCGTATCTCCACTCTAGGGTAGCTCCCTTACGTTCGTTTTTAGAACCCTGCCTAGTTATGGCTGGCTTCCCTTCGATTGTCAGAACTTCTCCGTTCTGTCTTACCATGCGGTCTAGTTCATTCTTAACGAACTGACCACCAGCATTAGTCTCTACTACCAGCTTTCGGAACTGCCACTTGCGGTGTAGTCCCATAACTTCATTATAGTAATCATTGAAGTTAGCTGTCTTGAACTGCGTGAGGTCTAACAAGTAGACGTTCTCATCACTGTCCATGCCGATAACGGCTATTGCGGTGAAGTCAGATCCTGCATTGTCTGTCCACGCTACGTCCATCGCTGCAAATGTATTCAGCTTGTTCGTACGGTAGAAGACATCCTTGCCCTCTACCTTGATGTGCTTACGGTCGTAGTACTGGAAGTGTCCACGTGAAATCCGTTGCATATCAATCGCGTTAGGGTTGTTGTAGTACTGGCAGAAGAACTGTACCAGCTGACCCTTCGACTCATAGTCTGCTCGTATGATGGCTAGAGTTTGAGCATCGAACCCGTAGGTCTCGCCCGTATCTTCATCAACTGTTAAAGGCCACAGGAACTCACCAGTCCCGTCACCTTCGCTTTCAACCTCACGGCTGAAGATATCCCAAAGCTTGGCCTCACCTTTGAACTCCTTAAGAGCTGCTTCCCAAATCTGATACACAGACTCGATAAAGGATTGGTACAAGTCGCTTGGATGGTACCTAGTACCTACCGCTAGGATTTCTCCTCTCGGGTTGAGGATGGAAACAAACTGCGCCATCCGTCGATTAACTTCACTACGACCCACAGCGGAATCAGCAAAGTCAGGAATAACAACATCATCAGCAATAAGCAGATCGCAATGTAGTCCGATGGCGTTACTCTTAACCGTCTTAACGATGATCGTATGATCTCTAATACCCCGCCTCTTGCGATCAGGGTGGTCCACATTGAAGCTAAAGGCGCTCCACTGTTCTCTTTGTCCTTCATCTTCTTTAAACATCTCCGGCCAGTAAGTGCGGTATACGTCATTCGTCATCATATTCTTGATGGCGTAGATCTGGTCTTTAGCCAAGTCTTCACCAGCTGAGAGATATACGATACTTATCCAGGGGCGATAAGTGATACGCCAAGCAGCATAGCCAGCAGCAATGTGAGACTTAAGATGCCCACGGGGGAGAAGCGCAAGCTTACGCTGCGAATCACCATCTTGAATCCATTTACAAAGTTCTGCATGTATGTCTCCGTATGCGTACTGAGGATTAACCAGGCGCATGAATGCAAAGAAACTGTTCTCGCAGAGATCAATTACTGGTTGCAAATCGCTTGACATCTAAATCCTTAATACGTGCTAGGTCATTCTTAACCTGAGTGCTCTTCTCTGCCTGGGCAGCTGCGGCCTTCTTAACTTCCGCATCACTAGGTCTGCCTCTCTTGGAGGTCTTCTTGTCACCCTCTAGGATGATCTTCTGTGCAGTCACGTTTCCCTGAGCTGCACTAATCTTTAACTGATTGTACGCGAGAGCTTGGTCTTGAACCAGCTTCTCGTTTCTCCAGAACTTCAGCCCGTTCCAGAGAGCACTCTCGTCACTTCCATCCATGAAAGGTTTACACTTGAGTAGTTTTTGCCAGTGGCCCCATGAACCCACTAGCTTCATTGCTGCCTCGTACTCGCTCTCCGATTCCATAAAGATCCGGTAAGCGCTTGGCAGGCCTCTCCATTCGTCTTCACGCATGGTATAGAGAGGCGGGTAGTCCTCGTGTCGGGATTTGTTGAACTCGTAGAAGATGTTAGTACGGTATCGACCCATCACATCCTTTAGGACAGCGCGGTCCTGGTAAGGATCAGAGAACCCGATATACATCATGTAATCTTCACGATCCATCTTAGTAACCGATAGCTACATAGCTACAAGGTGAGGATGCGCTATAGGTAGCGTAGATGTTCATTCCTGTAGTAGATCCACTGGCATAGTTAACACCTTCTTCTGCACCGTTACTAGCTATGACCCTAGAGACTACCGCTTGAAGGAAGGCATTAGGGAACTCTCTGTTGAAGGTTACAGCTACTGCACCAGACCCGGAGTTGATACTAGCTGTAGTACCCCAGTTGATAATAAGATTATTACCGGTGCTGTTAGGTATGCTGATGCTTCCGGTGGTACCGGTTACAGCAGCGATATCAGCGATAGAGGCAGCAGCAGCAACCGCTGTATCTACGTAGCCTTTATCTACTAGGTGGTTAGCAGCTGTGCCGTCTACGGCCAGAGCTACCTTACCGTCTGTTGCTATCGTCAACGCAGTCGTAGCGTTAGCTGACAGCTCCAATGGGTGGGCTGAACTTGTACCGATCTCTAGCTGAGTAAGCGTAGTCTCGATAGTAGCTGCTGCACCACTGGTTGTAGCT